GTTGGCGCAGGAATAATATCTTTTGGCATGTAATTATAAGGCCAATTCGTATAATTGGACCATTCATTGCGTAGGTTAGCATCGCTGCGCTGAAAATAAAATAAATAACTCGAAACCATTCCAAGCGAATCTAATTGAACTTTATTCGGACCCGTGACATTATAAAAAATGGATTCATGCACTTGTTTAATGAGATATTTTTGTTCATTGAGTGCAAAGAGTCGTTCTTCGTCGTTGGATAAGAAACAATAGGTGCAATTGAGATGGATGTCCGCATTCCATAATGTCCGTATATCCACATAAGAATCGATTCCTAAAAATACATCAGGAGGAGGTTGCAAAAAACGGTAAAATTGTTGATAAAATAAATTAAAATTCGGTGCTACATAGGGGAAGTTATTGACACCATCTAACACATCACGTATTTGAAATAACTGATTAATCGGACGAAAAGTAATATTAATATGTAATTCATTATATTGTAACGAGGTAAGAGGAAAAGCCATTTGAGATTTTAAACCAAACCAATTGTTGAGTGGTATATATAAGATGGATCCACGAATCGACGGTTCAGCTCCAGCCGGAGATTCGGTATAATATGCATTTGGATAAGAGTTTACTCGGGAACCACTATTTCCAGGATCATTTAATTCTGGTACATTTCCAATCATTTTGTCAAACAATCCTTTTTTATTACCTGAAAAATCTCGCTGCACCGCAGCTAATAAGTAGTCGCCAGAATATTCTTGTAATGTATAATTACCACAAGTAATACTAATTTTTGAAATCATTTTTGCTCCTAAATTTTCAATCCATCGAAATTCATAGGGTGCCCAACGACCATTATTCGATTGTATATCAGGAGATTCTAAAGAGGTGGGGACAGGTGGGAAAATAGGGCTCCATATGTTAGGTAGAGCAATCGATAAATACGTATCCATTAATAAGTCCGCATAACGCGGTATTTTAAAAGTGAAACTAGATTCGTCGGTGAGTCGAAGCGTTTTGGCTCCTTCGAAATCAACTCGAAATTTTTGTAGACCAAAATTTGTGTATTGTGCATATGCACTTTTAAAGAAAGTTTTTGAAGGATTTCCGTTTAATATAATATTTTGTTGTCCTTGACTAACTAAATTCATAAGACCGCCTGCCATGACTATTTATTTAATATGATATATAATATCTAAATAATTATTTTTATTTATATAGTATATAATAACTAATGTCATTACCAAATGCAAATACAAATGCAACCATGGTATTAGATCCTGAAATTGGTCAACTATTTAAAGATAATGAAAAATCAGATTTAGTTCGAATGTTGAGTAATCGTTCTTGTTTAAATAAATTCAATATATCTCTTATTTACACATTTCATGTTCTTCAATCAGCTGGTATTTTTGTTACTACTTTAGCTACAGGATATAATAATACTCAATTAATTTGGGTAGGTATTGGATTAAATGTTCTTGCTTCTCTAGTAAATGTATTAGAAAAAACAAATAATAATATTTCCGAACAATTATTACAAGATATTATTAAAATTAAAAATAAAATGTATGTAGATGAGGGTTCTATTAGTGACCCTAACATGGAAGAATTGTCGAAAAATAAATGATAACCCAATAAAGAATAAAGAATTATTAGATTATAATAAAATTATTATTATTATAATATAAGAATATGTCTTCAAATCCAAAAGAAATGGCAAAACAATTGATTGATTCTGTGTCAAACATTAAGGAAAATATGGTTATGAAGATTTTGATTGTTATTATATTTGTGATTATTTTGTTGGCATTAGCCTATTATTTTTATATGCGTAATTTACCTAGCTATGAATGTAATGCGATGGATGCACTTTATAGTTCTCTCAATGGAAGTATTCGATCAATTAACGTAATAGATCCAGATTGTAAATATTTATTTAGAGACTATTATATTAAAACTGCTTACAATTGCTGCAGCGGGGGATCCTATAAAAACGATTTTGTAGATACTTGTGTTTTAAAAGATTTATTAAAACAAGGCGTTCGTGGACTCGACTTTGAAATTTATTCGATGAATGATAAACCCGTGGTCGCTACATCAACTTCCGATAGTTATCATGTAAAAGAAACTTACAATTCGATTGACTTTTCCGAAGTTATGAATATTTTACGTGATTATGCATTTGTTACTGCGACCGCACCAAATTCATCAGATCCAATTATTATTCATTTACGATTCAAAAGTAGTAACCAAAAAATGTATCAAAATTTCGCGAAATTATTGGAAAATTACGACAATTTATTATTAGGAAAAGATTACAGTTATGAATATTATGGCAAAAATTTAGGAGAAGTAAAATTATTACTTTTTATGAAAAAGATTGTGATTATTGTCGATCGTTCCGATATTTCATTTTTAGAATGTCAAGAATTTTATGAATATGTCAACATGACAAGTAATTCCGTTTTTATGCGCGCGCTTCGTTATTATGATATTGCTTATACGCCAGATCTAAACGAACTCATTGAATTCGATCGAAGAAACATGACGATTGGTATGCCAGATAAAGGATCAAATCCAGAGAATCCAAGCGCACTTGTTATGAGAGAAACGGGAACTCAATTATTAGCCATGCGATATCAATTATTTGATAACAATTTAGAAGAAAATAATATGTTTTTTGATTTAGCAGGATATGCTTTTGTTTTAAAACCCGAAAATTTGAGATTTGTTCCAGTGGTTATTCCTACACCACCACCTCAAAATCCAGATGTTTCTTATGCAACCCGTGTAATTTCTAGTGATTTTTACAAATTTGATATATAAATTTTCGAACAAAATATTATTATATATTATAATCAATTATCCATCTATGAAAAATAGTGCATGTGATAAGAAAATGAGTTTTGATGAATGTGAATTGGCTATTTTGCGAATGCAAGTAGATGAGGCACAAAAAAAAATGTCCAAACGCGCCGTCAATACGCCAGATATTAAACGCATTATTAATATCGTAGAAGAATTTATCAAGAAAAAACAATTGGTTTGTTATGGTGGGATTGCGATTAATGCATTACTTCCAGAAGATGCAAAAATCTATGACTTTGAATTAGAATTACCAGATTATGATTTTTTTAGTGCAAATGCAATGGAAGATGCCAAAGAATTAGCAAATATTTATTACAAAGCTGGTTATAATGAAGTTGAAGCCAAAGCTGGACAACATCATGGAACCTTTAAAGTATATGTCAATTTTTTAGGGGTTGCTGATATTACATTATTACCCAAAGAATTGTTTCAAACCATCAAAAAAAATGCAGTAAAAGTGAATGAAATCTTATATACAGATCCTAATTTTTTACGTATGGGGATGTATTTGGAACTAGAAAGACCGAGCGGGGACACGGATCGTTGGGAAAAAGTTTTAAAACGATTAATATTGATTAACAAATTTTATCCTTTGAACACCGATCATTGTAAAATGGTGGAATTTCAACAAGAAATGGAAAATAAAGAAAACGAAGACAAAATTTATAATACTGTGAAAAATGTCTTTATCAATCAAGGAGTGGTTTTTTTTGGAGGGTATGCGATTTCACAATATAGTCAATATATGCCGAAAAAATTACAAAAAAAAGTGCAACATATACCAGATTTCGATGTTTTGGCACATGATCCTAAAAAAATAGCAGAAATTGTAAAAGAGCGATTAAAAGACATTCATATTAATAATGTTAAAATTGTGAAACATGAATCGATTGGTGAAGTGGTTCCTGAACATTATGAAATAAGAGTCGGAAAAGATACGGTTGCTTTTTTATATCAACCAGTTGCTTGTCATAGTTACAATGTTATTATGATCGATGGAAAAAAAGCTCGTATTGCCACCATTGATACCATGTTGAGTTTTTATTTGGCCTTTTTATATGCGAATCGTAAATATTATAATATTGATCGTATTTTATGCATGTCCAAGTTTTTATTCGACGTTCAACAGAAAAACCGTTTACAGCAAAAAGGATTATTGAAACGATTTAGTATTTTATGTTATGGACATCAAGATTCCAGAGAAGAAATGCGAGCTCAAAAGGCAGAAAAATTTAAAGAACTCCAAGATAAGAAAACGAGCAAAGAATATGAAGAATGGTTTTTGAATTACAATCCTGGGAAAAAAACAGTTGTTATTGGAGAAACATCATTAAATAAAAATAAAAATAAAAAAATAAAAACTATCAAATTAAAACCAAAATCTAGTAAAAAGACTAATAAAAAGAAGACAAAAACGAAAAAAAGAAAGGGAATTTTCTTTTAATTTTGATATAAATTGTTTCGAATTTTATTACCATGTAAACTGATACGGATGTCCATCGTAATAATCTTTGTCATCATCTTTTATCCATGCATTATCATACCAATAACCTTTAAAATAATAATCGTCGTTTAAATAATAATTATGATAGTTATTAATGATGATAGCAATGAAATAGTTGAACCAATTTTCATGTCTTATGTTAAAATGATATTCATTTTCAGGATCTAATAAATGCTCATTATATTTTGGAACAGATAAGATATGATTTTTTATTTCTTCCATAGTATATTTTTTATTTGTCAAAAATTTGATGATATCAAGATAGATTTGTTCTTCTATATTTTTAGGAAAGAAAGTATGATGTTCCATCATACATAAATAATTATAAATATCACGATTGTTTTCAAATAAATCTTTGATATTATGTCCATTCATTTTTGTTTTCAATATTCTTGGATATCCATCGTAGAATTTGTCACCTTCACCATATAACCAGTATTGTTTCCACCAATATCCATTGTAATAATTATCATCATGTAAATAATAATTATTATAATTATTGATAATCAAATCCATAAAATAGTCAAACCAATCATGATATTTATACAAATACTCCAACCAATCTTGAGATTCAATAAAAGAATCATGATAAGACTTCAATGATAAGAGATGGATTTTTATTTCTCTATTCGTATCCTTATTATTACTCAAAATTTTAAGAATATCATCATAGATTTTTTCTGTCTTTTTATTTGAAAATTCTAAATATCCCTTCATACACAATAAATAAGTAATAATATCATCATGACTACACTCATGAGAATAAGCCAAATACTCAAACCAATCTTGAGATTCCAAATAATCATAATAAGAAGGAAATGATAAGATATGGTTTTTTATTTCTTTCATTTTATAATTTTTATTACTCAAAAGTTCAAGAAGATCTACATAGATTCTTTCTATCTTTTTATTTGGAAATTCTAAAGATCCCTTCATACACCATAAATAATGATAAATATCACGACTATTTTCAAATAAATATTTCATATTTTGTGTATTCATTTTTATTTTTAAAATTCGAATATCATCATTATAAGATAAAATATGTTGTAATACGTCCATATTTAAATTTGTTTCAACCTTTGTCATCTTGTTAAATAATGTAAGAAATCAATGAAATATTTATTATTTCAATTTTATAAATTAAATTAAATTAAATTAAATTAAATACAATAGGTTTTAAGTAAATAAATATAAACTCCGTGGACAAGTTTATAAAAATCAATGGATCCATTGTGTTTTTTTTGCGAATGTTGAACAATATTTTGAACTACGTAAATATAATGCAATAAGATAAAAATGACTTCCATGAATATTACAAAAAAAGAATGATGTAATCGATCCATTAAATTCCAGTCATTCGTAAAACTACATAGATTTGTTTTTTTCCCAGTTAGGAAAAAAATATGTGTTTCTATCATTCCTTCCAAGATACGATGAATATTATGGTCTTCATTTTTAATAGAAATCATTCCGCCTATTTTATTTAAATGATGAATGTTTAAATATAATACTTTTACGTTTTTCGATGAATCTTGAAAAACATGCGGATATAGTCCATCAATGTATTTTTTATGATAGAAAATTTGTTGATCAATGACATATGGAAACGAACATGATCTACGAATAGTTTCAAATAATTCGTCGATAGTTTGATAATGATTTTTAATTACTTGTTTTCTGGTTTTTACATTGTAATAACAAATATATAATTTTCCATTCACATTTTCAAGAATATTTCCAGGTAAATGTTCGCGTAATAAATCAAATAAAACGGTAAACATGTCTAAATCATATTTTGCTTTAAAATGTTTGGATGCTAGTTGATATATTTTTAACATGATTTCTTCATTATCAATAAAATAAAGCAATGCGGTGATGGCACCAATACTACAACCTGACAATCTCTGAACTGAAATAAGTTTTTGATTTTCCATTTCTTTCAAGTAAAATAAACAACCCGCTAAATAACTGCCATTAAATAATCCACCTTCAAAAACCACATCTAGTAAAAGAGTCTCTTTAAAAGACGTTCGAATTTCATGAATATAATTTTTGATATAGGGTTTTAACATATTTGTTATATTATTATTATAACAAATATGATTTGTAAATACGCATTATTTTAATTCTATGATACTTCATTGCAATGCTTATTTTGAAGTAAACGTTTCAACATTTTTTCACCATCTCTTTTTTCATTGGTAAATATGTTGATAATTTCAGCTGGTGAATAGAAATAAGGTTTCATTTTTTTCAATTGTTTATCTTCGATTTTTTTATTGCATAAATGATAATAGATCTCGTTTAAAACATTATGATTTACTTTTTTCATTTCTAATGTTAAATCAATTCTACCTGGTCTTATTAGTGCAGGATCCAATTGATCATAATGATTGGAAGTCATCACAATGATTCGATTCGGGGTTTCACGAATCCCGTCTAATAAATTCAAGATTTCATCTAAGGTAATTGGTTCCTCTTTTTTATTAGCTACAGTAATATCTTTGCTATTGTTATTACTGTTTGTATCTTCCATTTGTTCAAGTAAATCTTTCAAGTTAAATTTATTTTCTCGATTTTTTTTATTTTTTATATTATTATTAATATTTTGTTCTCGGTTTAATACAATATCTCCAATGCAGTCAATATCTTCAAAAACAATGATTTTTTTATCAAAACCTATACTCCCTTTTGGATTGTCTATGTTATATCTTTCCTCAAAAAAAGCATTCATTAACTGTTTTAAAGTTTTTATTACCTTGAATGAAAAGACAACAAGATGACGATTTGTTAAATTGGCTAATGCTTTAATAAAACTGGTTTTACCAGTTCCAGGAGAACCATAAAGTCCAATTCCTAAGGTATAAGGAATCCCTTTTTCGTTATACCACGCTTCATTATTGAGAAAAAAATCAATGTATTCAAGAAATTTTTGTTTTTCTTCAAAAAATAAGTTGTCAAAGGTGCGATTACTTTTAAAAAGGGTTTCGTTCCAACATTCATAACTATTATCTTCATATTTATTTTTGATAAGCGTATAAATAAATTTTTTTCGATAACGGATATCTTTCAAAGAAGATAAATAATGATCTGTAATTTTATCTACAAATTGTTTGATTTCATAAGTAGATGTAATGTAAGAATACAATATGATGTCAATGGTTTCCGTTTTATTGCATATACCATTGGTTTTTTTATCTTCATTGTCGCAAGAAAATATTTTGGTATATGCGTAAATTTGCAAATCGGCATCAATGAGAAAACTGGTTGGTTGATTAATAATGTAAAAAGAATCATTGTCGTTTTTATTGTTTTTTTTTCCAGAATAAGAATGAAATTCTTTAATTTGATAAATAGATGAATTTGTTTGAATAATACTATCTAAATGAATCCATAAAGCTTTGAATTTTTCACTAAATGCATTTGTTATGAATAATTTATCGTCATTATAATTACATGTAAAGGTTGTAATTTGACCACTATATTCTGCTGCATTTTTTCGATAAAAAATCGAGAAGATTTCTTTATAAAAATAAGAAGAAGATATCAATTTTACATTTTGACTATTTTTATAAAGAAAATTTGTTAGAAATAATGCTCCAATTAATAATACTAGCGTGAATGGATTATTTGTAGTGATATTATTTTTCAAACTGTCGAAAATAGCCATTCTTATATAGGTATCAAAAATGGATTGGATGTCGCTCATAAATAGATATAAATCACACTTTATTTTTATATCTATTTTTTTATCTATTTATTTTTATCAAAGGACAAAGGACAAATTATATTATATTATAATTTTAACCCCAAGCCCTGTTTAAAATAATACATAAACGATTTTTTTTCAGATATTTTACAAACACTCGTATCTTCAAATACGTCTTCCCAAGAAATTTTTTTATTTTTTTTAAATTTATCCTTTAATTCACCTCCATAAGCAATGAAACCCGCAAATATAGAAACTACAATGAGTGTATAGATTATTTCTTCTATTTTATTTAAAAAAGTAAATTGTGATTTTTTCACTGGAAATAATCGGACTTTGACAGGAAAATCAATGGTAATCCAATAATTATGTTCTTCATAAAATTGCTTATTTATTACATCTTTTTCATGAATGGTTTTTCCTATTTTCAAATAATAATCTTTATTTAATTCGATAAAGTAAATGATAAAGATCAAAAACAACACAGTTAACATGATTTTCATATTTAAACGGGTCGTAATAACAAAGATTAAATAATATCCGATACTATAGATAAATTTTTGAATAGGTGGAATATATACTAAGTTAGCGGTATTTGAAACGAGGATTACTAAAAAGTAAAATAGAAAAAATCCAATGATATATTGGATAACTTTATTTTTGATTATGATATTTTGTTGATAACAAGTAAATAATTGAAGCATGAAATTACTAAAAATGATAAGATAAAAAAGAGCCAATGATTTAATCAAATCGGTTTGATGAGTCGATATTTCTGAAAGAAATCCAAGCATTTATATTTATATTTATAAAATATTTTTACAAGACTAAGTGTTACTAGTCTTACTAGTCGACTAAGTCTTACAAGTTGTTCAAATTCAATATGATTTTCGATAAGAAATAATAGCTAGATCCATATAAAATACTAGTTACTATAAAGCCTTGCACATTCATATTTCCGTCTTTGTTAGAAAGAAAGGGTAAATATCGGAATAAGGTTGATTTAAAAATAGGTAGTTGAAAAATGAAATAAGTAATAATAAGTAAGAGCGGCATTTGAATTTCATCATAAAAGGAATCCAATGCGTCGTCTTTTCGAACCTTTTTTTGATAATTCAAAATAATATCTTCACTTACATCATCTTCAATATAATCTTTTGTTTCCGCTGGAGGAACGTAATTCGGCTGTATATAAGGATCTTGGGTAAGATTTTCAGTGTTTCTAGGAATATCTCGACTTGGTAAGTTGGTAATACCCGTTGCACTTGCTTGTTGTAATCCATTAATGATTTGATTAATTGTGGTCTGGTCTAAATTAACTGTATTATTTTCCATTTTTTGATCAGGAGCTCCACTTGATTCACTAACAACTAGGTTGATATTTGATTCCATGGCTCTACTTCCTGCAGGATCAATCGGTAAATCATGAATACTTGTAGTTTGAGACATATACTGTATCTAAAGAATGTTCATTCAAACGATTTTACGCAAATTCTACAATTTGTTTCTTGCTGTTACATTTGTTAGAAACTCTTTCAAACTTGTAACATTTTCCATCAAATTTATATATTTTATCTTCGATTTCTTCTAGAGGTGGTGCTTTTTGAAACATGCATTCTTTTCCTTTACATACGGAACGAAAAATAGTTGCTAACCCAATTCCTAAAATAATAGACATTACATATTTTCCTGTATTACTTTTTACAAATTTATATAAATGCATATATAATATACTTTTATAAAAAAATCTCTTTTTTTCTAACCTTGAGCTGGGACCGTTTTTATTGCCAATGGATTTAAAGGGCACTTGGTTTCACGCGGAATATATTGAAAACACTGATTTGCATGGTCTTTATATAAAACAGAGGTATAATTTTGTGGTGTTGGATAAACATAAATCACTTTTTGCTCCGATCCTAAAATATATACAAAAAATAATCCAAGAGCAAAACTTATTAAAAATACTGGTAAAGATATATAATCTAATAACATCGTTATACATATTTATAATATTATTTTTTCAAAGGCGTATTAATTTTCTTGTTCTTCTTCTTCTACTTCTTGTTCTTGTTGTTCTTTTGTATCTACTTCTGCTAGTGCTTGTTCTTCTTCAGGTTCCTCTTGAATAACTAAAATCGGTTTTAATTTTTTGGTTTTGTTTTTTACAGGTTTTACATTTGTTTTTAGACTAGTATTGCCTTTATTTTTTACAGGTTTCAAAGTTGGATTTTTCATACCAACAATAAAGGATTTTACAAGAATGTTCCCACCAGTTAGTTCTAATTGATCTAACGTATTTTTTTTTTGAATTAATACATAATTATTATCTATATATTCGACATTATTATAAGCATAAGTGAGTTCTCGAATTTCTCTTGCTTGAGGAGCAATATTATGAATATACATATTTACCGCAGAATGGATAAGCTGAATATTTTTCGTTTCTAAAAATTCATTCATGACATCTTTTAATTCTCGAATATTCATTTCAAAATCTATTTTTTGTTTTTCTAGATCGTTTGGCTTATCGTAAACTTTCATATATTCTTCGATAAAAAAATCTCTCGTTTCAATGTCGTCTTTTAAATTAGCGCTAAGATTTTCAAAAATCTCAAATGCTTCTTTTTCTGGTAAATATCCAAAGAGTAAATCGTTTTTTGCTTTAATGATTTGTGTTTTACTATTTGATATTTGTTCGGACGACAATAAATCGTCGTATTGTTTTGTGTTTGGCATAACAATATTAATATTGAGAGGACATGGACTCATAATATCGCCACATTTGGCAAGATAAATATGCGAATCATTTTCTTTATCATATTTCACGCTAAAAATGGTCGAAACATTTCTTTTACAATTAATACACTTTGGTTTTGGTAAGGCTGCAAAAGCAGCTTTTTTTTCACGTTTGGATAATAGATTCGATACTACAATTTTGGAGACATATTTATCATAAAATTGTTCATCATAATCATTCTTGAGTTTATAAAATCGATTCATGGATTCCATTTTTAACTATTATATATTAGTTATATTATATTGATTTTATATTTTTATCTTTTTCTTTTTTTTCTTTTTTCTTTCTTTTCTCCCTTTCTTTTCTTGTTTTCTCTTTTTTCTTTTTTCTTTCTTTTCTATTTTATTTTATCATGAATAACATCATATTCTGTTTCCCAATGAGGTAATCCCGTAATTAACTCTTGGTGTTCTCTACGTTTTGCATCTTGAAAATTACGAATTTTTGATAAAATATATTGTTTTTTTTCCAATTCTTTTTGCTCGATTTCTTCCACACTTGGTTTTCCTTTATATTTTACAAATAAGAGTATTCCTAAAATTATGAAAAAGAGAGCAAATAAACTAATATTAAACAACATATTATTATATTTTTCTTTAAATTGATGACATTGTTTCAAGGTTTCATTTAAAAAGTATTTTACTCCTGGTTCAATTAATAAAGGTTTAGATACATCAGAATCAAAGGACATAATAAATACTGTTATAAAAGTAAAATAAATTATACACACTATCTATATGGATATTTCGTATTTATCAATTATTAGTTTTGTCATTATAACGGCCATTTATTACATGCTTCCTTCTCTCGGAAAGCTGCCAATTACGATCGAGATTTTAAAAAACAACGGTTTAGAAGAATATTATAAAAAAAATATGTCGAGAATGGGAATTTATTTTTTAATTGTCGTTGTTAGCCAATTTGCTCTAAATTCGATTTTCTTAATCAATAAATGTGGTGGAAGCGCAAAAACAAACATAGCAGTAGGAGCTTTTATGACATTTATTCCTTGGATCTTGATTTTTGGGATAATGATGGCGGTTCTTATCATGTATCCTGGACTAAAAACCGCTTTTTCAGACGTCGTAGGATATTTCGTCGTTGCAGGAAAAGCAAACGAAATCTTGAGTAATATTTTAGTGGATACCAAAGTCGATGAATCGATTGAAACCTCTGAAGATATGGACCATGGACAAAAAGGCACCATGAAGAAGTCGGCCGAAGCGATTTTAAAATTATGTGGAAATAAATCGATTTTGATCAATCAAATGTCGCCAGAAAACTTTTTATCCATTTGGGACATTATCAAACCGCTTATGAAAAATAAAGGTGAAATACCAGATCTAGATAAACAACAAGCAGATTTGTTAGGATTAGTTGTTTTAAAAGATAATATTGGAGAAGCATTATGGTATTTTTATACGGCGGTTTTATTAACGTCTATTATTTCCTTTAACCTAGCATCCAGAGGATGTAAAAAATCGATCGATGAATTAAAAGCAAGTCATGATGATTATTTGAAACAGGAAGAAGAAGCGAAAAAACAACAAGAATTGAATAATTCAACGGTGCTTACTGTGACAGGTCAATAATTCCAAAATTTCATAGCAGATTTATAGTCGTCAAAATAGGCACCGCTAAAATAATTGTTTGCACAAGCACTCGGATTTGCATTCCCACCAAAAGTAATCCAATCTTTTTTACTTTTTACTAAATCACATGCGCAAATGGCTTTCTTAGGATCTCGTGGATCGACTTCACATTTTTGATTCAAACAATTACTCCAAGGATATTTGGCATCACAATGTAATATTTTTTTCCCTTGTTTGACAGACTGAAGTGGCGAAAAGGTGGAAAAAATGTATTTGATGTTATTTTCTATATATCCTTTTAGTTGGTCACACTGTTTTGTGCCAATACTATCTCCATGTTCAATATCACAATTACAAATCGTTTGATTATAATTATCTGGATTAGGAACGCATTTTGCGCTTGTGCATAGCGCATAAGGTTGGTTACACATAATATATGAACTTTTATTATATGTATTAAAAATAAAAAAACCGAAAAGGATGATTCCCATACCAATGACAAAAGAGGCAGAATGAAATTTCTTTTTTTTGAGAAAAAACTGGGATTTCATAATATAATATAATATTATATATAATTATAAAATAGATAAATATTTATAATATACAACTATATTATAAATGGAAACTTACACCGTTGAAAACGTGCAAGCTACTCATGTGATTCCTTTACCACCTGAAGGTCAAGTAGAAGTCGTTGCAACTGCTACTGCATCATATACTTCTACTATTAGTTACTTAGATGCGTGGTTTAATGCGTATATCGAAGCCAAAACTTTAGCTATTCAAATTGCGACAAATGAAGCCAATCTAGTAGCAATTAGTGTAGAAGAAGTAGCTATATTGTTACCAAATCAACCTGGCGCAACTGGTGCAACGGGTCCAGAAGGATATTTAGATGAAAATTCATTAACCATATTTTCTAAATTCGGCATTTCATTAGAAAATCCAGGGGAAACTTGGAATCAAAAATATATTTCAGAAGATTGGACTTCTGTTTCCATTTCCGCGTCGGGACAATATCAAAGTTCAGTAGCATATAATAATTATATTTACATTTCCAAAGATTATGGAAACACTTGGAATCCCACCAATGTATCCGTTGGTATTAAATATTGGATTTCCATTTCAATTTCAGCTTCAGGACAATATCAGACATCTTTAGAAGATAACGGAAATATATGGGTATCTACCGATTACGGGAATAACTGGATCGCAAATACATCTGTTTCAAGTAATTATTGGCGTTCCATATCCATTTCTGCGTCAGGAAAATATCAAAGTGCGGTAGCTTATGGTGGATTTATTTATGTGTCTCGAGATTACGGAAACACTTGGTCAGAAAAAAGTAGTTTAAAAACATGGATTTCAATATGTATTTCTGCATCTGGACAATATCAAAGTGCTGCTACTGTGAATGATTTTATCTATGTATCTAATGATTATGGAAATACTTGGATGAGACAAGCAACCTTTCAAAACTGGTCATGTATTGCTGTTTCTTCTTCGGGACAATATCAAAGTGGAGTGGTAAAGGATGGATTTATTTTTGTTTCCACTGATTATGGTAACTCTTGGTCTTTGAAGGCCAGTTATAATGATTGGACATCCATTGCCATTTCTTCTTCAGGACAATATCAAACTAGTTTAGCAAGTATTGATTATATTTATATATCCGTTGATTATGGAAATACTTGGACAGCCAATACTTCATTAGGTATTCAAAATTGGGGTTCAGTAGCTATTTCTGCCTCTGGTCAATTTCAAACTTCTGTAGAAAATGGTGGTTATATATATACTTCTTCTACTGCATTATCTGGGGTAGAAGGCGCAACTGGACCAACAGGACCTTCGGGAGTAACAGGACCTCAAGGTGCTAGTGGCCCAGAAGGATCTACAGGCGCTCAAGGAGCAACAGGCATTCAAGGAACAACTGGACCAACTGGTCCAACAGGCCCACAAGGAACAACTGGACCAACTGGTCCACAAGGAACAACTGGACCAACTGGTCCACAAGGAACAACAGGACCAACAGGACCAACAGGCCCTCAAGGAACAACTGGTCCAACAGGACCTCAAGGAACAACTGGACCAACAGGACCACAAGGAACAACTGGACCACAAGGAACAACTGGACCAACTGGACCACAAGGAACAACAGGACCACAAGGAACAACTGGACCAACTGGACCAACAGGCCCACAAGGACCACAAGGAACAACTGGACCAACAGGCC